ATTTTGTAAATGACGTGTGGGTTAATAGAAATCTATCAGGGAGTATTATTTTTCTCATTTTACTACATCCTAAAAAGGCTCCTGCATCAGAGTTAACTCCTGTAAAATATTGAAAAGCTTCAAAGGAAACAATCGCGGTGTTCCCTGAAAATTTAGTCCCAATAGAACTAACAGCTGCAGCTTCTTCCAATGATAGCTCTCCATCACCGTCTTTATCCCAGTTTTCGATACAAATACGCTTAACTTCTGCATCTTCGAAACGAATCCACCACTTAGCGATGTTCAACTTGAGTTTTGGATAGTGCACCATGAGAGCGTCGTAGGTGTCACGATAGGCACCCGTGGTAAGGTTTATCGTGCCGTCGAGCACGGGATAAGGGTCGTTGCCATATTGACCTTCCGCGTCGATACCTTGATATGTACCGTCTACAAGTTGGGAGAGTTTATCAAATGTGCGTCCGTCCGTGAATGTTTCATTGAAGCCCACACAACGCACGTAGCGCAGGGAGTGAGGAACTTGTCCTACCTGCGCATCCATGATGTCGATGAGTTTCTTGACAGGCTGGAGGTTGTCACAGCCACTCACGAAGTAACTCATTACGTTAGGTGCGCACGCTTCTGTGTTACACTTCTCATTGGTGAGCTTGTCGAGGTTTTTCAGCTCGACGTATGAAGTTGTAGCAGGATAATCTACTTCTTCCAGCGCACCACCATCAGCGAAGTGTGCTTCTGTAAGTGATGAGCCACCAGCAAGGAACTTACGCAATCGGTAGTTAGCACGCATATCGAGCGAACCTCCGAGCGTAGATATATTCTGAACATCAATATCTTCCAACGATGTGGTATTACCGAGCGTAAGCGAAGAAATAAGTATCTTTACCTTTTGCTCGTCTTCATCACCGAGTTTCAATCGCTTGAGTCGCTTTCCAATGATAGAGAGCGCACCATTGATGACGTATGAACTCCAATCGCCAATGTCGAGCAGGTAGTCAGCAGACTTGACTGATAGCTGCTGGTCAGAAGTACCGTTGATATCAACGACTATCTCACACGCTTTACCAGCATCGGTGCGAGTACCACGCATAATTGTAGTACCGTAAGCAATCGTAGGATATAACTTCATTGCTGGCGTTAATCGTAACGTGATAGAGTTAGTTGTTGCGTCAGCTTGTGCAGATGTACGCACGGTAATTGCACCTTCAGCTGTCTTGGCATCATAGTCGCCAAAGCTGTACTTGCTCATCAAGTACTGAATACGCTTCTTCACCCACGCTACTTCAGGCGACTTTCCATCACCAAGCGACTGCCCCAGAGGGTCTGTATCGTTCGTGTATGTACCTTGCAGCATGGCAAGTTTCATCTTCTCGTACAACTTGCCATCCTCATTGTATAGCATAGAGGAATAGTTATCAATCACAGAAAAGTAATACTTATTGAAGAACGCGAATAACTTCTGCTGGTGTGAACCCTTCTGCAATCCGCCCAGTTCTTCTATCTTCGCAAGCATTCTTCTCATCATTGCTGCACGCTCCTCTGGGTATGCTTGCTCCATCAAGTTCCATAGTACGGACTTTTCTCCGTTCCAAACAGGAGTACCGTCCTCGTAGGTGTCGTGATATTCTACATGGTAAGGCTTTTTCATCAAACCTTGATTGATGACCGTCAAGATTGTATCAAGGTCATCTTGTCTGAATTTCCATTTACTTGCCATATCTATTCTGCATTGAAATTATACGGATATATGTTCTTTGCGCAGTTATCGGTCGCTGCCACCGCTTCAACATATAGTTGATGATATAAGGTGTCGCTGATGTCCCAGTACCGTGTCTGCTCTGCACGGAACTTCTGAATACGTGCTGCCTTGAATAACTCATTGAGCTGGGCTGCATCACCAATGGTACTGAACGTTGCTTCGGTTAAACCATACTTGTCGCCAACTAACTGCTGACGAAGATTAACCACCGACACACCGCTATCGAGTGTTGAAGGGCAGAACTTCTTATACAAACTATCGTAATAGTATAGGTTGTATTGGTTTGGGTCGCCCTGCTTTGCAATCCAATACTCGATATGCGTTGAATGTGGGTCAGCGTTCAGTTCTTCAAGTGTGCCATTGAAAGGCTCAATGAATGTATTACACTGATATACGATGTTGTATGCAGGGATATACGACTCAATGAGCTGTTCTGCACGATGACGGGTCTCATTGTCTGCTGTTGCCTTATCATCCGCTGGGAGGTCAGCATAATCCAAGTCCCAGCAATTCTCCCAAGAGGTCTCTGATACTTGATACTGATATGCTTCTTCCTCCGTATTGTAGCGTATTCTTCGCTTGTCCCAAGGCACTTGAAACAAAGTCAAGCGTGGGGAGTTGTCAGAGCCTTCTATTGATAAGAGGTTAGGGAATAAATCCTTATCATATCCGAATGTCGCAGCATCACCCTTGTCTGGTCCTATAGTGAATAGACCAATAAACTTATACGTCACTGTTCCGTCTTCTGCTGTTTGCTTCTCAAATCCAACGAATGTCTCTTGATAGATTGATACTCGTGCTTCGCTATCCTGTTCGATACCCTCGTTAGTTAAGCCAACAGCTTTCCATAGGTCGGTAAATGAGTTCACGCTGCCCATCTTATGGAACTGCATAGAAGAAGCGATATTCTTCTTTCCTGTCAGCTTTGAGATTTTCGGTAAGTTCTTAAACAGTTCAAACTGCTTCTGTGCCGTCTGTCCGTCCTCATATACGATGGTCGTGTCTTTAGCGACCTTAGCCTTCCAGTTCCATAGATAATAGAGCATAGATGATGTACCCTGACCTTGCAGCTGGAGGTTGGTAATCGTCAAGCGGTTAAGGTTCGTATTGCCATCCTTAGGGTATATCTCAAGCGTACCCTTTGGACGATAAGACTTGCCGTATTCATAAGCTGGCAGTGGCTTATCAAATGTAAACACATTCACCTTGCCACGCACCTTGTCGAAGTCGACGGTGGTACCGAGCGTATCGTATATGTCGTTATCCAATTTCTCCGCACTCTTTTCTCCAACAGTTGCAAGTGCATTGATATAGTCTTGATGTACGTTTGCCGCGTCCATTGCGCTATCATAGACACGCACAGAATAAAGGTCAACGTCAGCCTTATCCGAGCCGATGACAATACCACCGCCTGAACCTATCTGCATAGAGTCGGTAAGCAAGTAAGCGAACTTACGAGCTTCCACACCGTCAATGTAGAGGTAGACAAGGTTAAGGTAGTACGTATTGCCATTCAAGACGTAGGTGTACTTCTTAGGAGAGATTACGAGTGCCAGACGAATACGCACACCATCGTCTGTGCTCATCGCCTGTACGTCACTGTTACGCTCACTACGAGTTGCAAACATAATAGAAGAAGGCTTAACTTTCAGACCGATATACCCCTTCTGATAAGGGGTAGCGATAGAGATACACTCTGCATCGTAATCAGAAGTGTTATTAATCTGATAGTCTATTTCGATTGTCTTACCGCTTTGTGCTGCTTCCTTGGCGAAAGGCTTATAATCAATCGTCAATCGAGAACCAGCAAGTAAACGCAATGTACGTGCGCCCTCATCATCTATTACCCAACCATCACGAGAGAAAGCCACGTTCTGCCACTCTGCACCGATATGCTCGGAGTTGATGAGATTGCGGAGGACGTTGCGGTCAGTATCGGTGTTGTTTCTATTCTTTGCATTCAGATAGAACACCGCTCCAGCAGTAGCAGAGTAACCTTGTGAATTGTCCACAGGGAAAGGAATTGCATCACGCAAGCGCACCTCATCAGTAGGGTGAGTTCTGAATCCGATTAACGCAGTAAAATCGGAGTTATCAATGGTTTCGACCTCAAGAGATAAGGTATATTGCATCTTGGTTTGTGTCAAAGTATTCTCAGACACATTCTCTTGCAATACCTCGTTATCTTTCTTCATCAAGATTGACAGTGGTGTCGTAACAGCCTTGCCGTCATATACAGCATATTCCAACACCTTGTTTTCATACCAGTTAAGCAGCTTTTCTGCTTTGTTGTTTACAACAACCATCTTCACAGCCTCGTTATTAGCCACCGCCATAAAGTCGTAGCCTACTGGTGTTGTCTGCACTGTGTTGTCTTCATTCGACAACCACGCAGATAGATGGAAGATACCAGTCTTGTTCGTAAATGGTATTGTATAGGCAACTGGCGAAGATGTATAGGTGGCAGTTCCGAACTGACGTTCATACGTCTGCTCATAGCCATCTCCTGTAATCTTAACGTGCAGCGTCTTACTGATATTACCACTGATATAACACGGAAGCACGATGTCGCCTTGATAAGCCTTCCACCAGTTAAACTCTGAAATAGATAGGAAGAGTGCTGACAGTGTAACGGAATAAACAAGTGCAGGAGAAGTCTGCCCTGTAACTTCACCTGTAATTTTCACCATGATATTGTTCTGTCCTGATTCGAGGAACTTGAATACATCAACAGTTGTTGCTGTATTGCTTTGACATCGTCCGCGAGCTTTAGAAACAAAAGTTCCGTCTCCTGCTTTTGCAAAGATCTCGTATGTACCCCATTCTCCAGTGTCTTGATAGTCGGTTTGTCCGACATCGCGAGTTCGAGAGATGAACATAAATCGGACAGGACATTCGCCAGCCGACTTTGAAGCAGATAGTGTCGTAGATGGTGATAGATTAGCTGCGCGTAGATAATAGAGTATAGACTGCTGCTGTCCACCACTACTTTGTCCAATGCCGAGTTCGGAAAGTTTCATTGGTACCCATTGGTCGCCACTCCATACGAGTACACAAGTCTCCGATGCAAGATTATCAGCTTCAGTATTCACGTTGGATAATTGACCGAGTGTAGGGCGATTCTTTACCACTACCTTCTTGACGCGCTCCTCTTCTGTGTTATGTGCATCGATAAGCTCGTTTATTTTTTCTGGCAATTTGTTGAATTCTTCGGCTGTAAGACGACTTCCTGTAGTCTTACTTTCGGCATATAACTTTTCGATAGCCATGATTAAAGATATTAAAGTTTGAAAGGAAAAGTATAGGTAAAACGATCGTTCCCATCAATGTGTATACCATGTGTTAACGAAAGTGCATGACAGATAATATCCTGAAAATATTTCGGATATTCTCTCCCAAGTTTTGCGCTGGCAGAATCCTCCACCATACGTATTTTAGCAAGCTGGTAACGATTGTTATTGTCCAGTCCGCTTTGTGCAATCCTAAATTTAATATATGGGAGTTTATTCATTTATTATCTCGTCTAATATAGGATTAAGTGCGATTTGCACAATTGCCGTAAAGTTTTGCTTGACGACAGCTTTTACTGCTACTGCAGTTTCTTTGTCTAAATTTGCACAACCTGTTTTGTAAACGTCAAGAGCTGCGCTTACGGCAGCAATACTATTCGTGTTATAATACAGCACTTGAGCTATATCAGAAGATATATCTACCATTTGCAAAGAGCCGTCAATACCCTTTATTTCTACCTTTT